CGGAGCCGGAGGCGAAGGAGTCAAAGGAAAAGAAACGCAGTTTAATCCGTTTGGGTTCAACTTAATCAGACAGCCAGACAAAAACTAACAGGAGGAGAATGAAATGGCGAAATTAAATTATGCAACCGAGTATTTACAGACACTGGAGCAGATGTTTCCGTATGTCCTGTATTTTGGAGACTTATTTGCGACACCGAACAATGGAAGGTTCCGTTGGGTAAATTCCAGAGTTATCGAGGTGCCGACAATCTCCACAACTGGCCGTACCGATGGAGACAGAGACACCATTGGAACCAGAAAGCGTAACTACAACAACGAGTGGAAACCGCTGACCCTGGAGAATCACAGACAGTGGCAGACGCTGGTACATCCGAGAGACATTGCCGAGACCAAGGGTGTTGTGGCAATCGGAAATATCACGAAGGTTTACAACGAGGAGCAGAAGTTCCCGGAAATGAATGCTTACTGCATTTCCAAGCTGTATGCAGACTGGACTACTGACGGAACGAAGACAGCCCACAGTGAAGTGCTGACAGAGGAGAATGTGCTGACCGTCTTTGATGAGATGATGAAGAACATGGATAATAAGAGAGTTCCGAGAGCCGGAAGAATTCTGTATGTGACACCGGATGTCAGAACGCTCATCAACAATGCGAAACAGATTTACAGAACTGTTGATGTTGGTAGCCGTTCTGATGCAATCAAGAGAGCAATCAACTCTATTGATGATGTGAAGATTCCGGAGAGCGTACCGAGTGACATGATGCAGACGAAGTATGACTTTACCGAAGGTTGGAGAGTGGATTCCACAGCGAAACAGATTAATATGGTTCTGGTACATCCGATGGCGGTAATCACACCGATTTCCTACGAGTTCGCTCAGCTTGACCCGCCATCCGCAGGATCCCAGGGCAAGTATGACTACTTCGAGGAGTCTTTTGAGGATGTATTTATCCTGCCTCACAAGATGGATGCTATTGACTTCCATGTGAGCAAATAAGAGAAACTGATCACTGGCTCTGTGCGTGTGCATGGAGCCAATTTTTGAAGGGAGAAACCATATGTATAAAGTTGAGAAAAAGAACAGAGTTCTCAGAATCCCGGATGAGAAATTCGATGAGTATAAGAAGATGGGCTACATTATCCGGGATGAGAATGACAATGTGCTGTTCGAGCCGGAGAACATCAAGGCAACTGCCGAAAAGCTCAAAAAGGAGAACGATGAGCTGAAAGCCAAACTGACAGAGGCTACTCTGTATGCGGATGATGCTGACAAGAAGATTGCCGAGCTTCAGAAGGAGAATGATAAGCTGAAAGCGGCAGTCCAGGCACAGTCCGCAACAGGAGATGCAGACCCGGCAGAAACTGAAAAGAAAACAGCAGCCAAAGGCTCAAAGAAAACTGAGTAGGAGGTAGCTTATGTATTTAGCAACGAAAGACGGGAGTTCCTGCCGGATTCCCGAAAGAAAGGCAGCATATTACAAAAGCATGGGCTATTCGCTTGAAAGCCTGGAGCCGGAAGTCAGAACGGGCACATCTTCTCCGAAAGAAAAGAAGACCGGCAAAAAAGATTCAGCTACGCAGGAGGGCGTAAACCCGGCGAATAGCTGATTTTTCTTTGCAGCCTACCAATTTATCAGAAAGGGGTGTTTCGATGGTCCAGGAGGACGTAAGAAGACCGTATGTGGATTTTGCATACTACAAGAATGATTACGGTGGCACGCAGATAAAAACGGAGAATGATTTCAAGAGAGCCGAGAGTATTTCGGAAGCATTCGTGAACCAGGTTACGTTTGGCCGGATTGCAAGGCTGAGTTCGGTTATAGACTCAATTAAGGATGCAATCTGCTGTGTAGCTGATACGGTGGCAGTGCAGAACGAAAAGAGAGAAGCTGTTGTGAAGTCAGAATCCAACGATGGATATTCCATCAGCTATGCGGATGCCATGAATGATACGGCGTTGCATAACGAGATGTACAGGGCTGTGAGGTCATACCTGGCGAACACCGGACTGCTGAACAGAGGGTGGGTGAAAGAGTATGATGACAAACAGTGATGTGACTATCTTTAATCTGAGAATTGGATCAGACCGCCGGGAAAAGCTCTGTGCGACAAGAATTATGGGCGTTTCGTGGTACGGAACAAAGGGAGAGGCTGTATCGGACACAGACCGTAAGGATAAAGCAAAATGCGTAATCCGAATCCCGGCCACAGCGACAGTAGAAGCCGGAAAACAGTATATAAGCGAAGAAAAATACAAGAAGCTGTCAGATGAAGAGGCAGAGAGGTACTGGACTATCCAGAAAGGAGCTTATATTGTGCGAGGACAGTATGTAGCGGCCGGACAGTGGTTGTTCGATACGTTCAGTTTCCGCCAGGGCATCATTCTGAAAGAGACGATTGAGGAGCTAGCAAAGCTGAGACAGCACGATGAAGATTTTGTGACTGTCACAGAGTATGCCGACAATACAATCAGAGGAACCGACAGGACGAAGCACTGGAGAATAGGGGGTGCGTGATGGCACTGAAAAAGATCACTACTCCGAAAGGTTTAATCATCAATTCCGGGAACGGGAAAGCGGAGCTGACCTGGAACCAGGATTTTGCGGCAAAAAGGAATGCTCAGTTCAGCAGAAAGCAGATGTTTGTAGATTCGGAGGTACTGAGAAGGTGCAGTCCGAGGGTTCCGTTCCAGACTGGTATGTTGGAGAAATCCGGCAAACTGGGAACGGATGTAGGCAGTGGAGAGGTAGATTACATTGCCCCGTATGCTGCCATGCAGTATTACGGAACAGCAGACACCAGACCGTATGATGCGAACCGAGGAGCACATTGGTTTGAGAGAACGAAGGTGGCTGAAAAAGAAGACATTCTGCGAGGAGCAGATAAGATTTAGGAGGTCACATGGAAGTAAATAGTGTACTGGAGGGCATAACAGAGTATTTTCTGAAATGTCCTCTTTTGAAAGACGGTGTATTCCGGGTAGATGCCCTTGGGCCAGACCCAGTAGAGTACACCATAGAGACCGGGATATTCGACCCGGTAATCCAGAGATATGTAGACGGCAGTTCGGAACGGCAGTATCAGTTCCAGTTCGGTTCCAGGGAGTTTTACAGCATGGACCGGGTACAGAACATAGAGAACAGCACGTTCTATGAAGAATTTGCGGACTGGGTAGAGGAGAACAGCATGGCAGGCAACCTCCCGGAGCTTCCGGAAGGAATGTGTGCAGAAGAGATAGAGGTTCTTTCCCCTGGATATATCTTTGATGGAGCTATGAAGAACGCAAGGTATCAGATTTCCTTGCGATTATTGTATTTTAAGGAGGCAAGTAAAAATGGCAGGTAATGTAAGTGGCGCAAGAGAAGTGGTACAGAGACACCAGTTTGCGGATTATCTGAATATCGGAACATCTGAAAAGCCGAACTGGGTACTGATGGGTGTTGGTTTCACAACACTGGATGAAACCTTCGGAGCAGAGAGCGAATCTGAGAAGTATGTGTGTGAGCCGTCTTCCTCTTCCTCTGTTGTATCCTACACATCGGTATTTCCGTTTGAAGCGAGACTCATTAAGAGCCAGGATGCGGTCAATGCACTGTACCATGTAGGGAGAAATCATTTAACCGGCAGCGATGCAGAATTTGAGTATTGCAGAGTAGAGTTATGGGACCAGAAGCAGAGTGAATCTACACCGGTTGCAAACACATTTGCGGCCAGAAAGTTCCTGGTATCCGCCGAAGTGAGCGGCGTATCTGGAGAGAAGAAACAGAGCATGAGTGGAAATCTCAATGCAGTAGGAGATCCGGTTGACGGATATTTCAACACAAAGACACAGACATTTGAAGAAGCTACGGCTTAGAATTTGGAGGTAAAGTAATATGAGCATGTTAAAGATTTGTGGACAGGAATTAGAATTAGATCTGTTCGATGCAGACACGATGGAAGTATACGAGAAGTCTCTTGACAAGGTAGTGGAAAGATCAAAGGAATCTAAGAAGCATACAGAGTTGTCAAATGCAGAAGGCATTCGGGAAACGTGCGGAATCGTGAAAGACTTCTTCGATGAAGTATTTGGAGAAGGGACATCCGAAAAGCTGTTCAAGGGCAAGGATAATCTGTTGGTTTGCATGGATGCATTTGGAATTGTTTCTTCTGAGGCTAACAAGATGAAAGGCCAGGCTACTGCACTTACTAACAAGTACAATATGAACCGGGCTCAGAGAAGACAGGACGATAAGAAAAATAAGCATGGCAAGAACAGAGCAACAGTGACACAGATCGGCAATGCGGATGGTCGTGATAATTCATGAACCACGACTGCAACATGCTTATAGACTATCTTCCGGAAACAGTAGAAATTGAAGGTGTGGAGTATGAGATAGAATCAAATTTCCGCACCTTTATTTTGTTTGAGATGCTGATGCAGGATTCGGAGCTTTCGGATTCGGAAAAAGCAATGCAAGGACTGAAACTGGCTTATCCAGTTATTCCGGATAATCTGGAAGCGGCGGTAGATGAACTGCTGTGGTTCTACGCTTGTGGCAAGAGGTGGAGGGAGAAGAGAGCTGGTTCAGTAGAAGGAGCTTCAGAAGTTCAGAGGATCTATTCTTTTGAGCATGACGATGACTATATTTACTCAGCATTTCTGACCCAATATCACATTGACCTGCAGGATATTAAGTATCTGCATTGGTGGAAGTTCAAGGCCTTGCTGAGAACATTATCCTCTGATTTGGAGTTCTGTAAAATTATGGAATACCGGAGCGTGGATATCAATGCGAATATGACAAAAGAGCAGAGAGATTTCTACCGCAGGAAGAAAGAGCTGTATGCTCTTCCGTTACCTGCTGACGAGGAAGAAAAAGTAGATGCAATAGCAGAAGCCCTTATGAATGGTGGGGACCTTACGGGACTGCTGTAGGAGGTGACTGGCTATTGAGGATGTAAAGAAGAAAATGATACGGGTGGAGTGCCCGTTGTGTAAATATAAAATGCCGCTGTTTTTTGAAGAGACAGCGGAGTGTTCGGGCGTGATGGTGTCCTGCAAAGGCAGAAACTGTCACGCTCGTTTTGAATTAAAGATTAAAGACGGAAAACAGATCAAGTAGTGCCATTACGAGCCGATGATTGAGCCGAAGAATTGAGGTGAGAGCATGGGCTATGATGGTACGCTGAAGTTTGATACCAGCATAGATAGTTCCGGATTCCAAGCCGGACTGAGTAAATTATCTGGACTTGCAAGTAGCGCAATCAAAGCTACTACAGCAGTCATCGGAGGTGCTGCATCAGCAGTTGCTGGTATTGGTGCGGCTGCAATCAAGGTCGGTTCTGACTTTGAAGCTGGAATGAGTAAGGTTCAATCCATTTCTGGGGCTTCTGCTACAGAAATTCAGCAACTTGCAGAAAAAGCAAAAGAGATGGGAGCCAAGACGAAGTTCTCAGCTACCGAAAGTGCTGAAGCGTTCCAGTATATGGCAATGGCTGGCTGGAAGACCGGAGATATGCTGAACAGTATCGAAGGTATCATGAACCTGGCTGCGGCATCTGGAGAAGACCTGGCCACTACCAGTGATATTGTCACCGATGCTATGACCGCCTTTGGGTTGGCGGCTGACGGGACAACAACGATCATCAAAGACGGATACACGAAAGAGGTATCCAATGCCACACACTTTGCAGACGTACTTGCAAAGGCAGCATCCAATTCCAACACGAACGTAGGAATGATGGGTGAGACGTTTAAGTATGTGGCACCTGTGGCTGGGGCTTTAGGATTCAGTGTTGAAGACTGTGCTACAGCAATTGGCTTGATGGCAAACTCCGGTATCAAAGCAAGCCAGGCTGGTACGTCTCTGAGGTCAATCTTCAGCCGAATGGCTAAGCCGACTGACGAAGTAAAAGCAGCTGTGGATCAGCTTGGAGTATCTCTGACGAACAGTGATGGCTCCATGAAGTCTCTGAAAGAGGTTATGAAAGACCTTCGTTCCGGATTTGCCGGGCTGACAGAGGCACAGAAAGCACAGATGGCATCAGCTCTTGGTGGACAGGAAGCCATGAGTGGATTGCTTGCCATTGTAAATGCATCAGATGAAGACTACCAGAAGTTGGAGGATTCTATCTACGATGCGGACGGTGCAGCTAAAGAAATGGCTGACACCATGAACGATAACCTGCAGGGAGCTATCACGCTCTGTAAGAGTGCGTTAGAGTCTGTGGGTATCGCCCTGTATGAAGAAGTACAGGAACCAATGAAAGAGACTGTCAAAGTCATAACCAGCATGGTTGAGGATATGAACGAAGCCATGGCTGAGAAGGGATTTGACGGTCTGATTGAAGCATTTGGAAATTCTATCGCTGAGTTGGCGAAGATGGCTGTGGATGCTGCACCGACACTGATCGGAGTAGCGGAGGATTTGATAGGCACATTCATAAATGCCATCATGGAGCACCAGGAAGAATTTGCCGAAGCAGGAGCAACTTTAGTTGCTGAGCTTGTAAAAGCGATCATGAATGTAGCCGGTGACATGTGGTCTGCTGGCATTTATTTATTTACGGAATTTCTACAGGCTCTGAGCGATCATTCAGAGGAAATCGGTCAGGTATTTGGTGAAATGCTTGGCAAAATTGGAGAGGCGGTACAGGAAAATACAC